GTCGAGTAGTACGCTTAAGTTTGAGCCTTCAAAATTATAATCTTTAAACTGTGTTTGAGTTTTTAGATAATCCTTCAAACTAGTTTTAATAGCATCAAAATCTAATTCTGTTATTGGGGCATTAGGCTGTGCCATTATCTTATCCTTTCTAAAATAACATCTAACGTTATTGGTTGTTCTAAGTTTATAACATAAAATTTTACTATAATTGAAACTGTATTATCGTCTATACCCGAAGAAACCTCAACATCAATAAGTTCTGCTCTTGGCTCGTATGCTCTGATTGTTGTTTTAACACGGTCTTCAATTAATTTAAGGGTCGCAGGTGTTATGTTTTCAAAAAGCATTTCGCGAAGGCCGGCGCCAAGAAAAGGCTGTAATAATCTTTCTCTTCGATCTGTCAATAAAAGATTTCTTATTGAATCTTTGACGGCGTCTTCATCTTTAAGAATAGTAATATCTTCAGAAATTGGACTTTGCGCAAGATCTTTTCTAAAATCCGAATATATTGTCGCTCGTTTTTTTAACGGTGTTATAGCTTCAATTGTCATTATTGATTACTCGTAGGTCTTTTTATTAAGTCTAAATAAATTGTACCAGAAAGTGGTTTAACTGTTTTAAATCCTGCCTTCAAAGCCAAGTCAATAATTTCCTGTTCGTCCGAAACACTATAAAGGTTTTCAATTTCAACCGCCAAACCTGACATCATAGTAGATTCTTTAGATCCACCAATTTCATCGTTATACTGCTTGCTTCTAAAACCATTAGTAACATTTAATTGTTCTTCTCCATCTGGCAAAGAAGCTTGAAACCTCATTAGAAAAACCTTGAGATCCAAATCGAGTTTAACCCATCCTTCGAGGCCACATAATTTATCGTCTATAAAAGAACCCGTTATTTTAACCCTAGGGTCGCTGCCTTCTTTTACGTCTTTACACTTTGGCAGTTTTGCGTATTCGGCCATGGTAGGCCTTTTAATATTATAAGGTTCTTCTTTATTTGGTGTATATGCCTTAGAGGATGGGTTTTCCCATTCTTCCTCTATTCTATTTATTTCCTCTTTTCTCTTTTCATCTGAAAAACGTACAGCTCCGGCTTCAACAGCGCCAGCAGTATTCATATTTGAAATGATTTTTAATCTTTGAGAAATAATAAAATACTTATTAGAGTATGTACTTAATGGTTGTTTAATTGCATTTAATAACGCTTCAATTTGCGACGCAAAGCCACAAAACCTTTTAATCATTAATAATATTTCTTCTAAACCCGGATTTTCAAAAAGACCTACAACATAATCAATTAAATCTTTGACCTTTTTCTTTAAGGTATCTTTGTTTTCGTCATTAAAAAACAAACACATTTCTTCACGTGTTGTCATAATTTTCTTAACAATGTTTTCGTGAAGAAACGTATCAATGTTTCCTATGATCCCTTCAATATTAAAGTTTTCAATTTGTTGTGCAACTTTATCAAATGCTTTTGTAACTTGTTCTATTAATTTTTCTTTAATCTTTTCAATCAATGCTTTAACTGTCAATTTTTCAATTGCGGATTTTAAGAAATCTTCAAGGTTTCTAATCTTACTTAAAAATTCTAAAGCATCAGTAATTATTTTACCAATTTCTCCTAATACGTCAAAGAAGGCGTCCAATGCTGCAAAGATATTATCTAAGCTATTACAAAATCCACCTAATACGCTATTAGCAAACGATTCACCATAATAAGAATCAAATTGAAAAAATAAATTTGAATCATTGCGATTACATTTATCTGTATAATCCGCTGGTGTATAATTGTATTCATTTAAGAAGTCAGATAATTCAAACGCAGTGATCGGTCCTCTATTAATTCTATTATCTAAAATAGGATATTCATTACTGTCAACAGTATTAGTATTAAAAAATACACCTGTTGCATTAAGAGCATCTGTGAAGTCATCTTGACCATAGCGATTAACTAATCTTTCTAAAGGAGCCTTTATACTATCCTGTTCAATTTGCGCAATTAAATTATCCGCAAAAATATCAACTTGCCGAAGAGTAAATTCTCCTTTAGTATTAACAGAAGGATAACCTCCTGATAATGCTAGTCTTGTGTTGCCTGCCTGATCTAATGGATCTAAACAATCTTCTTGCATCTTATCACCTTTCGCTTTCTGGGTCAGGAGAAACATAACCTGCGGAATTTAAACTTCCTCCAGGATTATAATTAGCAATTCTTGTCGATTGCGTTATTGGTTCAGGCATCTGCGCTGGTTCTGGACCAGGCCAGCTAGGAATACTTGGTACACCAATTCCTGCAGGAACTGGCGGAACTGGGACAGGAATTGGCGGAAACGCAAGGCCTGAACCTAATGCAATAAGATCATCCGCAGCAACAAAGGGAGCAGTTAAACTCAAATACGTTGATGAACCAATTGATATCGGCGCGGTGCAATCGATTTGTAGCGGGCCTATTGAAGAAATATCAGTTACACCAAGAGATTTGATAAACGTTGCGCCGCCAGTTTGAATACTTGTTGCACCGCCAGTGATTAAACTTAATGCGCCCCCGGTTGTTATATTAGTAAATGTGCCTGATGCAAGATTAAACCCTGGTGACGTTAATGTTGGCGAAGGAACGCCGGTAAACGGCAAAGGCGGTAAAGGTGTAACTGGTGGAAGAACGCCAGACATTGAAATGTACATATTACTTCCAACAACGTGTGTATCAAACAAACTCGTTAATCGCATTGATGTTGTACTATATGCGTCAAAAGTTTCAAATGCAGTAAAGAATATTTTACGCGCCGTTGTTGTAACGTCATAACCTGCATACATTGCAATTTGCTTATCTGCTCTAAGTCCTAACGTTCCAGCGTTTGCTTCAATTTTAACATCTCCACCGCGTTGTTGTAATTGCATTGAAGCGTTATGATTTATTTGAGTGCCATCGACTTGAATCATTCCGCCGACTAACAATTTGTAATCACCAGTGATATGTTCGGTCTTATTACCTTCAACATATACGTGCGCATCGCCTTTAATAGTGATAACAGATCCGTTGCCTGCAAATTCATGTTTTTTGTTTGTTGTAATATCAAATTTATCGGCCGCCGATTTTTCGGTCATCGATCCTTTTGCATCTATTTGAATAAATGATCCTTCTTTATGAGTAATCATTATTCTTTCACCGCCTGGGGTATCGTCAATTTCTATTGAATGATACGCGGTCTCGATAGTTTTATTGTAAGGATATTTTGAACTATATGCAGAAGAAGGTTCTGACCATGTTTGTTCAGTCCCCGCAACCGGCATATCTTCAATTCTATTCATTTCTTGACCAAGAACGTACGTTTCATGTATGTCTTCGCCACGAGTGAGTCTTGAGTTTTGAGGTTGCCCAAAATCTCTTGGGGCCGATCCTTTTGCTTGTATTTCGCCGTCCTTTTGAGGAATAACACCCCAGCCATATTTTGCAGGATCAATAAACCCGGCCGATTGAGAAGGAAGTAATCCTAATACAATTGGTTGCTGAGCATCTCTTCCGTCAACAAACATACCCCACACAAATGAATTTAAAGACGGAGGATTAAATGTAAGTCCATAATCTCCTGATGCGCAGATTGCCCAAGGAAGATCTTCTGTCGAAACTTGATCGTGTGTTCCGTGTACGCTAAACGCACGCACCTGTACTCGGCCTTCTAATCGAGGGTCGACGTTATTCTCAATTACCCCAATAAAAAATAAGGGGTTTTTTAATCCTATACCAGGCTCAACCATATTTTACTAAACCTAATGAAGTAGTACATATATTGTCAGCAATGTCGTGAAGTGTAGACGTAACTAAATAATTTCCGTTTAAAGTATCGTTTTGCTTATCGTCTCTAGAAGCTTTTAAATCTTGAGCATCGACAGAAACAATCATTCCAGGCTCAATGTCTAATCTTCCTTTGATTTTTGCAGAAGCTTGTATACTAGTTAAATGATGTTCGTATGCCATTCTATTTGAAACAATTTCAGTAAAATGAATATCTTCTCTAACGCTAACAGATGCATTATCTCCTGTATCTGCAAAGTCCTTAAAGATTATAAATCTTTTAGCTATATCTTTTGTAAATACGTCAGCTTCGAAATCATCATTGTATTGAGTATTGTTTATTTTCTTGTCATTCATATCAGTGTATATTGCTTTATCTAAATAATTAAAATCTATTCTTTCAACCTTTCTTCTTACAAGATCGATAGAGATTGCTGCGTTTCTTATTCCTCCAGAATCGATATCAGAATATAGATTGATATTATCATTCATTCTAAAATCTTCAATTGTTCTTATTTGTCTTAATGCAGCGTCAGGGTGTTTATCAGTTACGGCTGCTAATTCCAATTTAATAATTTGATCTTTATTGTTAACACCTTTTTGAATTAGCCATTCATCCGTTACAAAATAATATCCACTCAATGTTTCAAAAAATCTGTAATAACTTGAAGTCGATCTTGGGGTCCAAGACCTCCTAACTATAAAATTCATTGCTTGAGGTATATACATATTTGGTATAATACATCTCAATTTACCTTCCGAAGATTCTATATAAAAAAATCTTTCTTTATTATTTTTTAAACTATATTTTTTTGAAAATTCAGGACCGTGAGGAAGCGTTTGTTTTTCATCGTCTGTTGTTAAATTAATACCTTCGTTTGTCCCACCATAATATTCATCAAATAATCTTTTTACAATTGTGCTTGCCTTAACATCTCTAAAGGATTTAATTGTCTTACGTATTCTTGCCGAATGAGATTCTGACGAAATAAAATGTATGTCATACATATATCCAGTTCTAGAAGAATTCAATTGAATATTATCTATTTTCCATGCATGCGCCTTAATTCCAACAATAGTTCCTAAGTCTGCAGATTCTATTTCTAAGAAAAGAGATTCTTCCCCGCGTATAGGCCATTGTTCTAATAACCCAACTGTATCTAATACCGTCAATGAACCGGAATATGAATTCATGGCGATTGATTGCGTAATACTTACGGATATGATTATTGGAGTAATATCTTTAGTGACGCCTTTTGAATTTGTTAAGGCGCCATTACGGACAATACAATAACCTGGTGAAAAATTATTTGCCATCTTTAAGATTCTGTCAAGCTAGCTTTAAATTCTCTTTCAAGACGAGATAAGTATTTTTTATCGAACAAAAAGATTTCTTTTTTGTTATCGTTAATTTGCTCTTCATAATCATAAATCCTGTAAGCAACCCAATTATCTGGTATAATACGTTTGATAATAATTTTATCTCCCTTTTCAGTACGAAGAATAACTCTGTCTTCTTTACGAAGATAAATCGTTCTGAAAGAATCCGGATTTAAAATAACCTGTGTTATAGCCATGATCGATCCTATTGATTAATTGTGAAATAATAATATAAAATGTTTTCGTCGATATTTTCATCTTGTAACCAAGCAATAATATCATACCCGGTTGCATCAGCAACGTCTGCGTACTTATCAATTAAAAACTTATTAAAATCTTCTGTATCTAATGGCCATTCATGATATGGGTCAAGGATATTGTTTGCAAGATATATAACCCAAATATAATCAACTGAGCCATAATAATCTAAGGCAATATCTTCAGCTCTTTGGCCTTCTTTAATTGTGTAAGGCAAAAACAAATAAGGATTCGTTGAAATTTGTTTAATAAAAGTATTGCGGCGAGTGATATCTCTAACTCTTTTACCTTGATAAGAAATAATTGGAAAGTTTTCAAAATATTTCATCCTGCTGGAGTCTCCTCTGGGTTATCCGCGTCTTGTTGTGTAGCTGGTGTTGAAGGAGCGTCCATATAATTTTCTGCTGTATCAATATTGAGTTCTTGTAATGTCATTGTTAATAATACTGAACCAGGTTTACCTCCTTTCATAATAACCGGTTTCGCTTCAGGAGAATAATTGACATCTATCAAACTAATCATAGCAGGTTTAAATTGTGGGAAATGAGTTGGATCAACGCCAAGTAAAAATATTTCAACAACTGAAGGATAGGATAAGTACAACCTGTCAACAGTAGCCCCTTCGTTTTCTCCCCCGCCTAAAGCTTGCATTTCGGGTAAACTGTTTCTTTTTAAATGTCGAATGATTTGTTTAATGTTTTCAGAATCTTGAGTGTTGCTTGGAAATAATTCCCAGTTAAAACTATATTGCTTTAAATTGACTCCAGAAAAAACTAAAGTTTCTAATGGGTTAACCGCCTGGCCTGTTACCTGACTAACCGCGTTTCCAATTGCTGGAGTAATGCTTTTTAATAAAAAGGTTGCTGCCGAGGCGACATCTTTAATTTGAATAGAATCCATAGCTTCTTTAAAAGCTTTGCCGTCTGTATTTCTAAACGCTCCACCCAACATTAGACCTTGGTTTTGAGCAAACTCCGCCACTAACGCCGGCAAATCTGAAATTGATTTATCGCTACTAATACCTTGAGATAAAAATTCAGCGACGCTTCTTGTTATTGGGCCGGACTCGGCCGCATTCAATTTTATAGCAGTTGAATCTAAAAGTTGTTTTGGAAACGGCAATTCAATTGAAGTCACTTCTCTGACTTGCCCAACTGGTTCAGATGCTTCTCTGCCACCTCCTTCTGCATTATAACTTGCTAAAGTTAATTTCTTATCATAACCTTTATTAAGATTATTGAAATCATATTTTTTGAACAACATTAACATACTGTGAGGATGCGGAGTAGAAGGAAACGACAATTGAGTAGGAACTGTATTCCTTTGCCTTCCCATAACTAGCTCTGGTCTTGTAGATCCTGCCATTGATTATGTTCCTATTGAATAAATAATAAATTGCTGTAATTTTGTTATTTATACTGAAAATAGAGATGGCGCATAAAGGAAGATTTAAACCGAAGAACCCGAGAAAATATAAAGGAGACCCGACAAAGATCATTTATCGATCTTGGTGGGAATTTCAATTCTTTTCAATGGTTGACACACACCCTGATGTAATATGGTGGCAATCAGAAGAAGTGATAGTTCCGTACAGATCTCCAATTGACGGTAGGATTCATCGATATTTTCCTGATGTAATTGTACACAGAAAAGATAAAAAGAGTGGGCAAAATAAAACTGTAATGATTGAAATTAAACCGTTTGCTCAAACATTACCGCCTGATCCGTCAAAAAAGAATGCGACAAAGACAGGTAGAATATCGAGAAGATATTTAAATGAGGTTAAAACATACGGTATTAATGAAGCGAAATGGAAAGCCGCTCAAAATTATTGTGCAGACCGCGGGTGGGAATTTTTGATTATGACTGAAAAGGATGGACTTGGAAAATGATTAAGAAAGCAAATAAGTTAGGGTTTTTATTTTTAGTGTTCCTTATGGGTATATACGCGCAGGCTACTAAAGGATCTTGTCAAGCGCATGATAATCACCCGATGATTGACCAATTATGTGGTACTGATGTTCCTATTAGTGATGCAATATTTTATGAAAACACTAATAAAGAAAAGGTAACTCTTTACAGAGTTTGGGATAAAAATTATCCGCCATCAAAAATTGCTAGATGGTGGTCTTTAGATGATCCAAGACTAATGAAGAAAAATGAATATAGAAGAAAGAATGCTATTTGCCCTGAATGGAGTCCTCTTAATGCAATTGTGCGTTGTACTTTAAAACCCGGCGGGCAATTTATGATTGGGAGAACGGAGGCTGTTAGTTGCAGAAGTTATAATATACCTGCATCTGATACCTTACAAATATTTTTAGTCGACCCTTGGTACGACATAGACGAGACCAGTTGTGAAACCTGGTCTTGGGAGGAATAATGGCTCAATTGTTTGACCAAATATTAGCAAAAGGCGCAAGAAGCGGACAAATGCCTGCTCGTACTAAAAGAGCGCGTGAATGGTATAGGAAACAGGCACAACGTACTTCAAAAGCCATTGCAGATCCTGAAAAAATATTAGCGGAAACATCAAGACGCAACAGCACTCCAAAAACAAAATTTGAAATAGGCAGTATGTATATGTTTAGTTACGATGCTAAACACAAAGATACATTACCTTATTATGATCAGTTTCCTTTAATATTCCCAATAAATATAGCAAAAGGCGGACTACTTGGTATTAATATGCATTATTTGCCGCCATTACTAAGAGCCAAGTTGATGGACGCATTGTATACAGTATCGACTGATAAACGATATGATGAGAATACAAAGATTGCGTTATCTTATGATATTTTAAATGGTTCTAGTAAATTTAAAGAATTTAAACCGACGATTAAGCATTATTTGTCAAAACAAATTAGATCAAGATTAATTGACATAGCTCCTGCGGAATGGGACATCGCTTTATTTTTACCAACCGCAAGATTTGCCGGCGCATCAAACGCAAAAGTTTGGGCAGACTCAAGAAAAATTATAAGAGGAAGATAAAAAGTGTCATTTAATATAAGCGAATTCAAATCGACGCTCGACAAATATGGCGGCCCGGCAAAGAATAATTTATTTGAGATGAGGATAAATCGGTTTCCTAAAAATTTAAGATCTTCTATAACTGCAAGAGATTTACGGTTTTTTGCTCAAACTGCTAGCATTCCTGGGATGAATATTAATACGTCCACTTATGATATGGTTGCTAGTAGGCCAAAGTTGTTTCCAACAAATATTTCAAACGAACCAATAAACGTTATTTTCCTTATGGATTCGGATCACCAAGTTCTTTCTTTTTTCCATTCATGGATGCAAAACATTATTAATTACAGTACTTCAGGCGGTTCATTTGCAGAAAATAATGATATGCTTCCGTACGAAGTTGGATATAAAGACGAATATTCAACAGACATTAGCATTTTCCATTACACAACAGAATCTTATGAATGGAGCCGATATGAAACAACATTAAGAAAGGCATTCCCAGTTGCAATTGGTAATATTGATTTAGGATGGGAGCAAAATAATGCATACTTAACTTTGCCAGTATCATTTGTATATGACGACATAGGTTATAGTGGAGAAACAAGAGGAGTTGATAGGAGCAGCGGTGGATTGCTTGGCGCGATTGGTGCTGCCGTTGGTTTATATGATACTGTACGACAAGCATTGAATAATACTAACAGACCTACGTCTGTACAAGATGCAGTTAATAGATTTACGCGAATAACAAATTCGTGGGATAACTTGACAGATCGCTTAGGCGGCGGTTAAAAATAGGAGTATATAATGGCTTTACCAAAAATTGATTTGCCGTTGTTTGAATTAGAATTACCTTCAACTGGTGAAAAAATAAAATATAGACCTTTTACGGTTAAAGAAGAAAAAATTCTTTTAGTTGCACAACAATCAGAAGAACCTGGACAAGAAATATTAGCAGCAAAACAAATTATCAATAATTGTATTTATGATAAAGATGCCGCTGATATGGCAATGTTTGATTTGGAATACGTTGTATTATCTTTAAGAGCAAAGTCAGTTGATAATAAGATTGAGTTTACAATTAAAGATCCTGATACAGACGAAGATGTTAAAATGTCTCTCGATATCAACGATGTAAAACTAGAAAGAATTGAGGGTCATACAAATCAAGTTAAAATAAATGATGAGTTTACTTTATTTTTAAAATATCCAACAATTGATGAATTCATTCAAATTGTTGAATTTGAAGCAGACGATCCAATGGCAAATTATTTTATTTTGGTGTCGTGTTTAGAAAAAGTTGCTTCAGCTGAGGAAATTTATTATTTTGATGATTACAGTGCCGCAGAAGTTAATTCTTTTATGGAAGATTTAAGCGGGGAAGTTGTAGAACAAATTGCTAAGTTTTTTCAAACAATGCCGCGGCTTCGACACATAATCAAATATAAAAATAAAAATGGAGATGACAAAACATTTGTGATTGAGGGGATGCGCAGTTTTTTTATCTGATGCTGTGTCATCTTACTTTGGGATCATATTATCAAATAATATTCTCCATGGCGCAGCATCATAAATATTCGATATCTGAAATTGAAGCCATGATTCCTTATGAAAGAGATTTATATTTTCAAATGTTAATTGATTGGGTAGACGAACAAAAAGAAAAGGCAAAAAATTAAATGGCAGATAAATTACCATCACCGAAAAGAGACAATTCTCCGACAAAGGAGTCTATGGCTGCTGAAACGGAAATCATTCGCAAGCGATTAATGGAAGAAGGGTTACTTTTAAGGAATAAAGGTACAAATTCCATAAAAAGCTTGCGAGAGACTTTATCTGCGGATTTAAGAGCTTTTATGCCAATCTTTAAAGATATTCAAAATTCTTTATATTTGCAAACGATGCTTTTAGAAAATAGAGCAGATCAAGAAGAACTAATTGCCGAAGCAAGGCGAAGAATGGAAGACTTTGGAGAATTAGAATCTCCACAACCTCAAGGTGTTACCGCCGAGGAAAATAAACGAAAAGAAGAAAAAGAAAAAGAAGATAAGAAAGACGCATTAAGTATTGGAAAAATATTAAAAGGATCTCTCGGATTTTTAGGGACAGCGGCTAAAGTAGGCACGGGTCTTTTCATTGGATATAATTTCGTAAAAGGTTTTGTTAATGGATTAACTGACGGCGGATTTACAAGAATGGAAGACGCCATTATAGAAACCTTTAGAGATATTGATTGGGCCGGTATGAAACAAATGTTTCTTGACTTCTATTCGACAATGAAAGAAAAGCTAACCCAAATAAAAACCTTTCTTGGCATAGACGGCGTTGATGATTGGCTATTTTATGCATTAGGTGGTTTTACTGCGGCTAAATTTGCAACGGAATTAGCAAAGGCCGCAGCTTCAACTGCCGTAACTTCTATTATTTCTGGTATGGTTGCAAAAAAGGTCGCAGAAGGTGTAATTTCTGGTTCTACTATACCAGGTACTGGAGGGCCTGTCATAGTAGATACCCCAGACGGTCCTGACGGCAAAGGTAAAGGTAAAGGCCCATTAGGAGGTCCATTAGGAAAAGCAAAAGGCGCGTTATTAGCTAGCATAGGAATTGGCTTAGTGGCATACGCAGGAGAGATTGCTGATTGGTTTAGAGAAAACGCGTTAGGAATGACTCCAGACGAAATTGCAAATACTCCAATAGATGGTGTAGAAGTTGCGCTATTATCTGCAGGGACAGCAGCGACAATTGCAGGCGTTGGTAAATTTGTTTCTTTAGGCGCATTTGCTGCAGGTTGGCCACTTGCAGTTGCTTCTATACTTGGCGGTACAGTTATTGCATCAGGAATGGCAATTCTTGATTATATGAATGAAAAGGAAGAAGGCGCAAAAAGAGAAGGATTACCTCAAAACTTATTTAACATTCTGCAAAAGAAAGAAAAAATGGACGCAGGTGATCCAGCGTTTAGAAGAATAAAACTTACAAACGAAAAAATATTAGAAGTTGCAAATGAAACACTCGGCGATTTATTTGACGAAAGACAACAAATTCTAAGCGAGCTTGAAGCAGAAGGATATAGAAACGCAAGAGGAAAATTTGTAAAATATACTCAAGCACAAATTGACCAAAAAAACGCAAGACTTGCAGAATTAGATACACTCGCTGAAAATACGGAAGCCGTTCGTGCGGAATATCATAAGATTGTTAAAGATGAAGAATTGGCAAGACTGCAAAGAGAACAGGCAAATTTAGAACAAGAAAAACTAAAAGGGCAAAGTAAAAACCCAAGAGGTGTAACTAAAGGCGTCGGTTTAACGCAGGACGAAATCATACAAAATCAAGCTAATTTTTTAACAAGCGGTGGTTATCTTCCTGGCATGGGGGATTTTAATACGGCACAAAGGTTTACCGCGGAAGATCTTGCATTAGCGGCTGAAGGAGGTGGAACTAATAATATTTTATTTGCGCCAGTCGATAACAGAACGTATGTAACTAAAGGCGGTGATAGCATTACATCTAAACAAGGTGATACTAATGTATTTTCCGCGACTGTTGGCGGAAACGGAGAGGGTACCGCCGCTGGCCCACATTAAAAAAAAGGAGTCTTACGACTCCTTTTCTTTTTGTTCTTCTCTTTTCCTGAGAGCTTCATTTAAATTGTTATCATACATTTCGATGAAATTCATCCATTGTAGACCTTCTTTAAAATCCTCCCAATATTGTTGAAGAAAATTAAGCAGCTTTTTCACCTTCTTTACCTTTTGCTTCGAACCTTTCTTGGACGTGCTCAAGGTAGTTAATAACTGATTCAGGCGAAGATTTGCCATACGGATCGGTTTCGCAATTGTCTTCTTTTCCGTCTTCAACGAATTCAAATTCAACAACGCCATCCGTAATAAGTGCAGCATATCTCCAAGATCTTTTACCGAAACCGAGATTGTCTTTGTCAACTAACATTCCCATCCCATCAGTAAATAATCCTGATCCATCAGGAATCATTTTAATATTTTTGACGCCTTGTGCCTCTGCCCATTTATTCATAACGAACGAATCATTAACAGAGATACAATATACATCATCAACATATAATGATTTGATGCGTTCATACGCTTCTTCAAAACCAGGTACTTGGTACGTTGAACAAGTCGGCGTGAATGCACCTGGAAGACTGAACAATACAATTCGCTTATTAGCAAACAGATCGTCCGTTGTAACGTCTTCCCAACGATACGGATTATCCCCTCCAATAGATTCATCACGAACACGCGTTTTGAATGTTACGTCCGGAATCAAAGAAGGAAGATAGTTAGTTTTTTCAAATTCCATAATGTTATACTCCTCAAGGTTGGGGTCCGAAGACCCCGGATATTTATTCAACTAACAATTCTTTTTTTGAATTAATAGCGATTTTCTTTGGTCTCTTCTCTTCGGGGATAATCCTTTCCAAGTGAATAGTTAAAAGACCATTGACATACTCGGCACCTTGCACCTCAATATCATCCGTGAGGGTGAACTGTCGAGTAAATTTCTTTCTTGAAATACCACGGTGAAGATATTCGCCACCACCATTGAGGTAATCGCCTGATTCGTCCCACGCTGATTTGACAGTCAAGGTATTTTCTTTGTGCTCGATGTCAATATCTTCTTGGTCGATTCCGGCGAGAGCAATGTCGATGAAGAATTTCTCATCTTCTCTGCGGATATTGTAAGGGGGGAATCCTTGGTTATTAGGATGGCTTGTATCCAAATCTAACAGCCGATCGAACATGCGATCGAAACCAACGGAATAAGGGGTTAACGTATTAAAGTTAAGTCTAGTCATGTGCTATCTCCTTTTAAGCAAGACATTTAGTTGTGTGTCGGCAATACCCGACGATTATTCGAGACCCTTACGGCATCTCGAAATTTATTTATTCGTTTTCTATAGGAACAGAAGAAATTTTAGTTAATTTTCCTATTCCAATTACGTCCCCGTTAACTATCGCAACAAGACTATCAGAAGCATTATAACATCCTACAGTGATCTCTCCGTCTTCTGTTATAATTGTACTACCGATAGACATTAAACCCTTTGTTAATGACGCAGAAGGACTTACATCAACTTCTAATACGGTATCCTTTGACAAACCCGAAACGAATAAACCAGTTGGCAAACCAATTCTTGACTCTGGTGGCAACATTATACCTATTCCTCTTGTTAGCTGTTTAACAAGAATAGGTTTTGATTCGTTCCAAGCGTCCCATAATGTTAATCTTTCTCCTTGCGTAAACACTGGAGAAATTTCTATTTGATTTAATTCGTTCAAAATATAAGTACTAGCTGAATGTACTTTTCTTATTTTCATAATATAAGCCTCGGTTATTTTTTACCAATATTATACTTAACCGCTAATTCCCAATCATCTTTGTCTTTAAAAGAAATGATTTTAATTTGATTTAAAGATGCAATCGGTTCAGATGCAGCTTCTCTATTAACAATTTTTACTAAGTCCCATTCTTCAAGCAAATTTACAATTGTATTTCTTCTTGCGCGATCTTCATCAGTAAACGTATTCCTTTTTCCATCCAAAATAAACAACTCTTTAAAATGAAGAACTGCATATCGATTTTGTTTATGGAGAATGTGACACGATTGATAAAGACGACGCTCTTTCCTTGAGCTGATACCTATCCGCGTTAAGGTTTCTTTAACCTTTAAAAAATTATCCTGGGCTGGGAGATTGATCTCAATACCCACACCTTTGAAAATATCCTCTTCCATCTCTCACCTTATTATTATGATTATTGTAAGTGTGGTAACTCATAATATAGTTACAAGATTTATTTATCAAATCTTTAAATTCACTTACCCGCCAATCTCTAATTTCTCTTTGATTTGCTTTAAATCGTCTGTAGACAAGGCTTTATAGTATAGTTTAGCGATCGATCTGCTGCACATATACACTTGTTGTATAGCATCCAAATCTTCATTCTTTTCGCTTTTATACCATTTAGAAAATCGTTTTCTTTTCCGAAGAACAGATCTATAATACTGAAACTGCGCAGCGTTAAACAAATGAGCTCGTTGATTCATTTCATTCGCGTGTAAAATGCTGTCTTCAAAATTTGAAAAACCACGATTAACAATATAAGGAACGTATTCTTTCTCAATCATTTCCGGGTAATCATTATCGCTAATTAGATTTTCCTTTGTTAGCGAAGCCGCATTCATAAAATCAAAGGGAGTCAGTTGTTTCGTCATTGTGGATATCCTCAATCTCTTTAAGTATTTCGTCAAGCTGCAATGCGCAACTGCCACACATTTTAACTTTATGTTTACCTTCAACGGTATTCATAGAAACAGTAAAAGTATCCAATTCACCTTTAAGCTTTTTATTACAATTGAAACATCTTAATTTCAAAAACATTACTTAAACTCCGATTCAATCATAATTTCAGTCAAGAAAGCAACCATATTGACTTCAGGATCCGCGACAAAATTTGCTTTGTACATATAATCCGCAAGAGTTACGCAAAATCCTGGGAGAGTACGCAACGCAATTTTATCAGCTGACATATCGTATATACGGCGAAACATTTCGTTCATATCTTGATCTGAATTTTTTGCAACCCACTTGCGCATTTCAGTAAAGTTTTTATTCTTTAGATAATTAAACATTTCATCAAGTGATTCTTGTTTAAGATTAACAAAAATACCTTCATCAATTTTACCAGCTCCTGCATAGGATTGCAATTCAGTCAATACTCTACGGAAGTCAGGGAAATGTTTTTCAATTACTTTTGCAACAACCTTAGGATCATAATCAACACCTTCTTGATCAAGAATGGCTTGTACGCGTTTATAGAAACACATTGCCATCTTAGGTCTTTGGTCTGTTTCAATACTGAAATCAATTTCAGAAAGACGAGATCGTAATGGCGCAATAATACGATTCTTAAAGTTGCATGTAAAAATAAATCCACAATTGCTTGAATACTCTTCGATGAAATTGCGAAGGGCAGGTTGTACATTTGCGGCATTTAGATAATCTGCTTCATCAAATATAACATATTTGCGCCCGCCTGTCAAAGATACTGCTGAAGCAAAAGTAGAAATGTCATATCGTATTGCATCAATATTGACATTAAGAGAACCATTTTTAACAATGTAATCGCAATCAAGCTCTTCAAGCATTGCCTTAGCAATCGTCGTTTTACCTACGCCTGGAGTACCTGTTAATAACAGATTAGGAACATTTCCGTCATCGACAAATTTACGGAAAGTTGTTTTCATTTGTTCGGGGAGAATTGTATCGTCTATTCTTTGAGGTCTATATTTCTCCACCCATAAGACTTCGTTGGATTTTGCATCCACCATAATATAATCACCTTCATCATAATAAAAAAATAAAAGGGGACTTGTGGTCCCCCTTTAAGTTGCAGTTTGTTATTGTACCAAACTTGCAAGTTCGCCTTCGGCAGAAGTTACATCAACGGGCGTATCAGCCTGTTGATTGTCCTGCGCTGCAGCTAACTGTTGTTTTTGTTCTTCAGACATATTTTGCTGAAGGAACATATCAAGCTTATTGCGAAGCATACCTACTCCTGCAAGTTCTTGACCTTGAAAACCACCGCGACGTGAAACCACATCAATAATTTGAACAACGGTGGCAATATCATTCAACGTAACCTGTACAGGTTCTTGTTGTTGTTGCATTGCATCACTCATAGTATTTATCCTCTATTGTAAGTCGACTTTGAATCAATAGCTACAAAATAAGTAGCCGAGTCACCTTTGAATTCAGAAATACCTTTAGAACAAAGGGTTACTCTGTAATCCTGGGGTAACAGTTTAAGGTTATCGGTTTTGATGATAATCTTAAATTCATCTTCAGTTTCGCCAATCTCGATACCGTAGTCATCAGCACCTTCTTGTGAACTGTCGATGGCTTTGAGATATACTTTGCCGTCGGTACCAACGAAAGCAACCTCAGAGAACTGAAGGACACCTGCAGCCTTAAGCACTGATTGCAGATCTTCCCACTTGACATTGACAACCACGTCTTCTGTAGGGATATTAATATCCTTTTCAGGAGGAACGTGAATCATTGAAATATCAGCATAGACATATTTCGTTCTACGCCGTCCTTCAGAAATAATAAAATATTTATCATTAAATTCTACATCAGGCTCATTATAAAGACTCAAAATTGATAAAAATCTTGAGACATCATATACGCAAGCCTCTGATGGAATTTTGTCTTTGATCGCGGCGGTTGCAATCAAAGTTTTTTCTGGAGTAATAGTCTTTAAAGTTGATCCTGGGGTAAAACGAATTGATTTGTTAATCCCAGAAAAGTTTTTAAGAACTGTTACCGTTTCTTCACTGAACTTCATAATAAAAAATACTCCTTGATTTTAGAATGCTATTATATAACAAAACTGTTATAATGTCAACTATTTTTCTTTTTATCACGCTTAGCCTTATTTTTGTTATAAGTACTTCTCCTTGCAGATTCATTTGCGGTAGCCGCAGCACCAATTGAATTGGCAGCAATCATATTTCCTTTAAAAATATACGTCCCAATATGATGCAATTCCATCCAAGGACACATCCAAATACTCAATCCAATCTCTCGACATTTTCTTGAAAAGAAATAATCTTCAGACAAATAACGGCCTGAAGTACGATCGATGATACAATCAAAAAACGCAGTAATTTGTCTTGTGCCATCGAAGTTTTCAGACCTTATATGATCGGGCGTATATCTCAATTCAGGAAACGCTGCATTAAATTTTTCAAATACGTATCTTGGTATTAACATAAATCCGGTTCCGCCTTCCATAATTTCAATAGGTTGGTCTAACCTTAAAGGAGGCCCATTTTCTTTACGCACCGGATTGAATACCATATCACCTGTATATTTTTCTAAATCGTATGGATTATCATTGCCTTTGCCTTGCTCGACAGCTTTAATAACTTTTTCCCAAGCAATCGCTTTTTTTGGATAAGGCGCAGTAATAATATCAATTTCTTCATTCTTAAGCTGTATTGCTAACATATTGATAACGTGGTGTGGATTAAAAGCAACATCAGCATCAATGAACAACAAATGAGTTGAGTCTGATCTGAGAAATTCGTCTACACAATAATTTCTTGCTCTTTGAATTAAACTCTCATTAAAGATAAAGTAATGTTTAATTGCGATTTGGTTAACAGCGCAAATCATTGATAATTCTGCAACCGATTTTGTATAGGATCCCATACATTGGGCGCCATACATAGGTGTTGCCAAAAAGATCTTGTGTTTACGCAATTCTTCTATACTTATTTTATCTTGTTCCATTTTTAATCCACGTCGTTTTCAATACGGTCAATAAATTGCATTCTTAATACATCAGCTAAGATATCCCAAGAACTGTCGTGCTTTTTAAATACTTTATCCCATTCTTCTCGGTTCACTGGAGTAAAACCGTTGGTTTTAGGAAAATTTAATTTTGCATCAATCCAAGTTCTTGTATCACGTACAGCCCAATACTTTAAATGTTCTTGCATGTGTTTAACTTTACCTTGAGATTTGAATAATCTTTCAAGAATAACTGGATCAAAAGTATTAGATCTTGACCACCAATATTCAATCTTTGGCCCATCAATTAAAAAATCTAAAAATTGATCAGTAAATTCTTTAACAGTCAAGTCATCAGGTTTTGGGGTAATCTTAGTTCGAACTTCTTTTTCTTGTTGTTCCCAAAACTCAATTGTGTCTTTTTGAATTTCGTAATCATAGTTTGAAGTTTGATCTTTAACTGATAACTTAAATCTTTTTGTTAATTCAATATCCTTATAAGTGTAAGGATTATCGCTACAAAAACGATCCCAATCAAATACCATGACAGAAACATCAATAATTGCACATTTGTGTACATCCTGCCCCAAGGTTTCGAAGTCTAATATTAAATGGTGTTTCATGCCGCAAAAAACTCCTCAAGAGTCGGTTGATTGTTTTTACCGTATGGGTCGACCGAAGTTTCTTCTTTGTGATTATTTTGTCGCAAAAAGTTTGTTTCTGAAAATGATAATTCGCCTCTAATAAACTTTGCAACTTCTGTATGAATGTCTCGTGATGTTGGTACTGGTACATTTTGTGCAATATGATTTACTTTAGGCAAACCTCCAATCAATTCAAAATCTGTAGGGAATCCCATCATATATAATGCTTCACGGATAGTTAAAGATCGATCTTCAGATGGGTGAATAGTGTCAACCATATTACGGCCTATTACAGCATTCATTGTATCCTTAAAAACGTGTACAGAGCCATCCCAAATACCTTTTCCTGCAGCAAATTTTTTAATTGCATGATCAGAATATTTAATCCCTGCTTCGTTGCCGGTTTCTTTAAACCATTGATTTGCGCGTTCTAATAATCCGTTGCGTTGAATCCAACCAAATGCCGTACCCCCGCCGTGATCACGATCTTCAATAATAATTTCACGAGGATCTTGGTTAGAAAGTGTTTTGATGAATTGATAGTATGGCTCATCCGCAACTTTTTTGTTGATAATCAAATCATTTTGTAATGAATCTTTTGGCAAAGTATTCAAATATTCTTCAAATGTTTGTCGATCTCTTTTATACCAACCCATAATAGGAGCGGTTTCAGATTTCCAACCAATAGCAAATGTACGATCTCTTGCCTGTGGAATTCCATGATATTTAGTTGATGTTTTATACAAAGTCAAACTATACCCGCGTTCGTTACAAATATCATATAATTTTTTTGCAACTTCATAACCTTTATTTGTAAAAAGAGCAGGCGCATTTTCAACTACAACTGCTTTGACCTCAAAATTATCAATTGCTTCTGTAAAGACTTGGTACATCCAATCATTCTTTGCACAAGTTGCGCCTTTTGATTCTGCAGACATACCTGTATTTAATTGACTCAAGGCCGCACAAGGAGGAGTGCCAGAAATAACATCAACTTTACCACGGGGAATGTTATCTTCAAGTAAGATATACGAAACATCTCGACCTAATGTATTTTGTTGATAATTTACATAATGTCCATCATTTGCTTGAAACCCATCATAAGAATATATTGCAGACGGAGCTGTACCAAATGCCCTTTCAGCGCCTAACATTTGTCCTCCGATTAAAGGTATCAAAGGGGCCCAAGTTATTTCTTTATTCATGCAAAAAACTCCTCAAGTGTTGCAGCCGTTTTCTTTTCATATTCTTCTTTGTTTGGAGCAACATAAGAAGGATCAGCGGCAGACATAATTTGTTTGTTTAGGAATGTACCGTCGTAATATTCAGGTTTAAGAATCAATTTACGCAAACCTTTTAAAACAGAAACATACTCGTTTTCATTGTTTATTAAACGTTCCATTTTTTCTTTCATTTCAGACGCGCTATTAACTCGAAGGAAGTCAGGAATTTGCAAATGCCTCTGTTCGTCATAGGTTGGGTGGAAAAATGGAATTACACCAGCGTGAATCATTTCTAAATATTTTGCTGTTACCCATCCTTTTTTAATTGGAATGATAAAAGTAAATTTAACATTATTAAGCTTGCGTTGTATTTCGTCAATATGTAAAGAGCCTCGGAAACGATGATCGGTTAAAGCACGATCGTCTTCCCATCGACCATAAATTTCAACGTCATCAATTTCATCAAGAACCCATTCTTTTAGTAAACTGTATCGAGAAGGTTTACCTTCATTCAAAATCATCATGAAGTTTATATTACGTTTAATATTAACTTCTTCGGTATATTTGTAATCCATGCAAAAACCAACTTCCATACCAGCATATTTAGATTTTGTATACACTTCCTTTCGAGTTTGATCTTCGTAAGATTCAATACAATTGACTCGATATTCATAATCATATTGTCCTAAAGAAATTTCAGGCAAATGGAATATATCTCGAGATTGATTCATTACGTATCTTGGGTCATTTACAATTTCTATGTAACGCGGCTTGTCTTCATTTATCCATACGCTGATTGGCGAAGTATAAAACTTTGTCATATCAATTACCGCTGCAGGAATACCATCATCATTACGCGTCTTGATAATTTTATTAGGAACGGTTACAGTACCGACTTGCCCAACCATCATTACAGTAAAATCTAATTGAATTTTTTTATCTTTAAAATAATTGATAATATGACGGTAAAATTTTTCTGTTTTTTCTGACTTAACTCCTTTCCAAATATCGATTACATTATCGTATGGAAAAAGATTGAGTCGTTCAGTTTCAGATAGGGTGCTAAAATCCGAACGGCCAACAATATAAAAAGTTTTATCTGGGTTGTTATTTGCTAAAGCGCGAAGAAATGCAGATGGTTCGTTATCACCACCAATAGGAGAATAATTGTTTGTCTTTAATTTGATAGACTTGCCGATTTTTGCAAAACCGATATTTTTCATAATATAAAACTCAACTTCAGTGTATTATTTATGGGCGGCAACTACGCGCGATCGAAGTTCAGTTGAAGAAAACGAATGCCGCCGACGATTGTAATGTATTTGACAAAGGCCTTTGCCAGTGTGCTCAACGTCTTTGTATTCTTCACCAACGATTCTAATATCAGGATTGATAGTCAATATCATATCAACGATTTCTTGTTCTGTAGTGAATGGAATAACTTCATCGACATACTTGCAAGATGATACTTGTATATACCTTTCAAAAGGCGTTTGTATAGGTTTATTTTTATTTTCAGGACGATCAACTGTCGGGTCAATTAATAAACCGACAATCAAATAATCACACAAAGTTTTTGCTTCTTGTAACATAACAAGATGGCCGGCGTGAAACAAATCGAACGTCGAGCAAGTAAAACCTACCTTTGCGTTTTCAGGTAAAGTTTTTCTATCTAAAAACATTTATATCTCCTGTATTATCGAGTTTACACAAGTAAGAACAAACACTTTATCTGGGTGATATTTAAAAACTCGTATGCATTCGGAAGCAACAAGAATTCTTAAATCATTTTTGTCGATCTTGTTATAAAAAGATAACAATTCGAACGAGGTATCGTATTCTTCTTTTGTGTATTTGTTAATTAGCAAACTTGCCAAAAATTTTGCAACGTCTAATTCAACACAGCCAAAAACGTTTGGTATCGGATCAATCAACACCAAACGTTCATCGCTGAATAGCAGATTTTTTATTCCAAAATCTCCGTGAGCAAAGTTGCTTTTATATTGTTTGCCATTATACAACATATTATGTACTTTGTCAAACAATTTTAGGTTTGCTAATTCACAGTGTTCTTTAATTCTTGCTGCATAATCATCAAAAACTTTTTCATTAAGAGATGGTCTTTTTGACATTGCAGTCAATACTTCTTGAATCTTAGCCAAAGCAATAAAGATATTATCGGAAAAATATTGCTCGTTATGATTAATATATTCCATAGTTAAAGTATTACCAACAATACGATCAATTCTTGGAACATTCAAAAATTCTTTAGCAGAATCAAACCAAGACATTGCTTCATGACCGTTGTCAGCTGTTTTGTGAACAAGATTGCCATCGGTATATATGTCAGATCCAGATAACCCACCGCACAATTGTTTAATATCAGCTTCCAAGAATAATTCTGGAGAGATGCCTTTATCGTCAATATAATAAGCAGCAAGAGGTTTATCAAAACTCAATTCGTTATATTTAACATTGTGTTTGGATAACCAACTTCTAATTTGTTGACCGTATTTTTGTTCGGCTTCAATACGGGTTTTACAGGAAATAGATCCACGGGCGGTAAAGATATCAATTGTCCAACCAGAATCAAACAACTGATTGCATTTTTGTATTAATGCTTCGTTTGGAATTGCGTTTTCCCAATCTCGATTTTTTGTATATGCTAACGTATCATCAAAATCAAGAACGATTCGCTTGTTGTGTTTCATTTATTTCTACCATTTTATATTCAACACTTGCTTCATCAAATAAAGCTTTAGAAATCTCAAACGATTTCTGCCACTTGTCAACTTTATTTATGTCAGCCATCACAACCTTTTTAATACCAACCTGAATAATACCTTTAGCACATTCTGAACATGCAGGTAAACCCCACACATAAAGAGTTGCGCCTTCAAGACATACGCCATTATATGTAGCGTTATAGATTGCGTTCATTTCAGCATGAACAACTAATTGATATTTTTGCTCACGGTCTTGCAATCGAGATTCTTTATCGAAAATGCCTCGAGGAAATCCGTTATATCCAGTTGCAAGAATACGCCGCTTCTCATTAATAATGACGGCGCCTACCTGAGTACTAGGATCTTTTGACCACGTACTTATTTCACGAGCAAGTTGTAAAAATCTTGTATTCCAATCAACCATGTGTAATTAATTTATCCAAAAATTTAAAGTGGCGTTCGTATATATGAAACGATGAAGCAGTCCAAATCAGATCGCCTTTCTCTATGTTAAGATCATAAGCCAGCATTTTATGTACATGCATGGCCCAATGAACATCATTACAATAACCAAAGACGGCGTCATTAGATCGCATAATATAATGTGAGACAAGTTTGTTATCACGAATCATAAACTGATTTGCGTATGTACAAACAAAATCTGACATACCGTCTTGGTTATAATCGGTGTGCATACTTGGTCTGTTATAGATCATAGTAGCACGTCGGCTATCTGGATTAGCACGGAGTTCACGCAAACAATTACGATATTGATCTCCGTTATTTTCATGCCAAATCAGATAACCATAATTTGAATTGATCTTACCGCGAGTAGACGCAATGTCTTTCCAAATTTGTGGCGTTTCACCAGGAATATCATCAACTCGCAATGACATATTGTGATACCATTCGAGTTCGCGTTGAACATATTCTAAGTTGGGCTTGCGAACAATCCAATCTTCATCAGCAATAAACGATTCACCAACGAGCTCAATTGTTTTGACACCGGTCTTATCGGTAACGTAATCGTTTTCGATACGCTTCATCATCAACTTTTTGCGAATGTCATTTACAGTTTGCATTAATAGGATGCCTCTAATTTTATAGATTCAATTTGATCTAGCCATTGTATCACAGTTGATAGCGTCTTGTCAATACCACCGTTAGTAGTAATATTGACGTGAAGTTTATTAACTGCGTATGATTCTTTAAACGCTTCAGTAAACCTTCTACGAACATCGTCATATTCTTCGGCGCTTTGTTCGATACTCAAGCCATCGTCTCGAGACATAATGCCTTCATTAGTATCAGTCAACAATAACAGGGCAGCTTGATCATAATTTTCAAGATGTCTTCTGTCAATTGTTTTCATTGCGTGGGGCGATGAATTACGATATTTAGCACCGTAAACAATTGCACCGAGATGGAAACGGTCCAACAGAACGTCGTAACCTTCGTGTTGGACCATTTGCTTAAATGTTGAGAACAAATCATCGTAATGCATTTGTTCCCATATATCAGGTGCGGATTTTGTGGGAGGAGAGGATGAATGATGTGTAATCGTTCGATGCCTCTTAAAGTATTGCTTGCGCAAGTCATTAATCAAATAAGACTTGCCGCAATTATCCATACCTTCAATAATTAAGATCATACAGTATACTCGACCACCCAAGCATTCTGATCTACTGGCAATTTCTTAAACTTGTTGAAGAAATAACCTTTTACCATCGCAGGGAAGGTCTTATCCAATTCAACCTTTGCGAGTTTGCGATTATTTTCAAATACGCGCTTTGTTGAAATTGGAGTTGCGTCACCTAACTTAATGGTTTCGTTTGTATTTCGACTACGCAAAACAATATTTTTTGCAGCCATTTGTAATTGACCTGAGTCAAGTACTGAAAAAGGAACAAGACCGAGTTTGTTTGGTTCGTGCTTATAAGCAGAGTTGATTTCAGTCAGTTCCATTACACGTCGATTTGCCATCGAGTTTATCTCCTTATCATCATTAAAAGTTTCATTGATTATTTCGACGTGACCGCTAATCACCTCGAAGTAATTTACTAAAAGAGTATTTTCATGGTACGGTTTTTGTTTTCCGCTTTTGTAAAATGTGTTAACGTGAGGTTTATACCACTTAATTGTTGAATCGTTAATGTATGCAGATTTGAAAAATTGATCGTGTGGAATTAAGTAATGCCTTGGGCTATCGATATTGCTATAATCATTAAAAAAGAAATAATCACATTGACCTTGTTTACCTTCAACACCTTGCATCCGAACAGTATCTTCTTGAGAAGCAAATTGAGTCTTTACTTCAATACGTGCACCAGCGTTTAACGTAATCTGATAATGACCGCCGTCGTCTATGCCGGCAATAGGTACAAAGGTAGTTTTTCTAACAATCATATCGTAACCATGATTGTTAGAAATTTCAGCGTTGCAAATTTCAGATGCAACAATTTCGCCGTACATACCTAAGACGGTTGTAAACTTTTCTCGATTTGGGTTATTTTGAAAACTATCGATAACACTTGGCAATGCCTTAGTGTACATCTTAGTTGCAACTTCAGTTAATGTTGAATTATCCGATTCTGTTACGCGAATACCCATAACAATTTTCCATTATATGATACAGCTATTCTACAATATTTGAAAAAGAATGTCAATAGTTTTATTCACCAACCGGGAAATAATGCACTAACATTTCAAGTTTATCGTGATACTCTGCAATTTTTCCGAGTTCGTTATCAATGGTTTCCATAAGATCAGGATGTTCAGCAACGCCAACACCGTTTTGCATCAAAACCTCAACATTAAGTCTGTGTCTTGAAATTGAAGCGGTATAATATTGGCGTGCCGTTTCAATTATCGATCTTCTAAAATCTGTCATTACAATCTCCCAGTGTTGTCAGAATGATCAGGAGCAACCCAGCCTTCAGGTTTAATAAGATCTGGCAGACCAAAAGGATTTGGTCTAGATTCTTTTACTCCAGGTTCTTTTAACATATTTGCTTGAAGAACGAGGTTCCACGCCTTGTCGGCATCTATTCCAAACGCATCAAGTGTTCCAATTGCAACAACACAAAGATCAATCAACGCATCTACAATTTCAGCTTTATTAGGTGGTTCGCCATTTGAAGCTCCTATAGCACCGTGCAGCTCGCTCATTTCTTCTCTAAGAAATCTTTCTCTGAACAATAAAAATTGCATTTTAGTTCTTTGATCCATTTTTTCGAATTTTTCAGACATTCCAAAATGATCGTGCATATCTCGAATGTCTTGTACCCAATTTTTACTCATAAAGTTATCTCCATTTCTTTTAACCATTCTTCTTCCCCATTATAATGAGGGAGGTCGGGGTCAGCCAAAATACCATCCACCAATTCTTTCAGTAGGTATAGTTTCTGTTTTTGACCCCAACCAGTAAAACCATCAAAATATGGGTCTTTCATAATTGATACCCAATTGCGGACATTTTTTTCAACTGTCTCATAAGATGTAACCGTTACCATTTTCCACCTCTTATTTTATCATAATTATTATATAATGTTGTATCATAATTATTATATGATGTCAACTAAAAAAACTTTCAAGAGTATCAATCTTTTCTGCAGACCAACCTATTGCTTCAAGGATTGCATCGATAGGAGTAAGAAATACCTTATCGAATTGTTTTTCGTAATCAATGTATTGGTCAAGATTTAATTCTTTAGGCAATACCCCAGGAAACGATATCATATTCTCTCGAATGGGATTTGGGACTTTGAGGTATAAAAATTTAATCTTATCTCCTGATTTGATTGATTCAAATTTCTTTGTTAACTTTTTCTTTTCAAGTTCGGCATTGTAAAGTATACATCCTCGAACATGCATAGGGCATCCTTTTTTGTAAAGACTACTACCGCGTTCTCGATACTTGTCAATGTTATCGGTACCTGATGTCTTAGCAATTTCCTCAGCAGGCAATCGCATAAATTCAGATTTAAAATCCGAAATAAATTTTTGGGTGTCTGTTTCATCGCCTTTCATAATAACGTCAAAGGCTTCTTTCATTTTATCACGAACGACCTGTGGAGTCGACGATCTGACCGATTCCAATCCAGTAACAGATATTTTTGGTTTTTCGTAATGAACGCCTTCGCTGTTCAATGCGTTGAGTATATATCGTTTTTTAGCAATAAAGATTGACTTATCAGTAATCTTTTCACGTTTCATAAACATTGCTTGACGATAGGCACCCATTCTTTTTGCAAGGTCCTCGTAACCTTTTTCAATTACTGCCTCTACTTTAGTTGAGCAAATTTGGTCAAGAAACTCTTCACCTTGTTTGCGTTCGATGTCGGTAGTTCCAAACACCTCTTCGATGAGCGGGCCAAAATTAACATAAATGGAATCAGTGTCAATATATACGATATAATCTTTATCATCTGTTTTGAGTAACTTGTTTAGATAATCATTAACAGATTTTTGAGCGTATCGAATTGATAGCTGACCTGAGGTCGTAATTGCCTCTGCCATTTCGTTAATATAATAGAGGAAGTAAATGTTCGCAGTTGCGCCATAAAGACTATTCATCGAAATTTTAATTGCCATTTGCGAATTATGCAATTGGTTAACTTCTTTTTTCAAAATTGCTTTTTGACGCGGATCCGTTTCGTTTTCAAGTTGTTGCTCAACAGCTAACATTTGTTTTTTGATTTGAGAACGGTTATTGTAATATTCATCAATGATTTCAGGAATAATACCTAACTTATCTTTACGAAAGCAAACGCCGTTTGCAGTTACAGCAACGGAAGGATCATTATTAAAATATTCGCCTTTTAACACCAAATCTTGAGTAACGTATTCACGTCGATCGCGATCGTATGTTTCAGGTGACATATTATATTGAAGCATAAGATGGGGATACAGAGAGTTGAGATCAAAAGAAACAACCCACGGATGCATACCTACCTGTGGGTCCTTAACATAACCACCAACCAACTCGCCTGCCCGCTGACCTGGACCTTTTTTCAACGGAGGAACAACTTTGTCTTTAATAAGACGACGGTAAATAGTTGTTTCCCATATACCAACCGTACCAAAGGCATCCCCATAATTTACACCACCGCCATAAGCAACAGTCATAACCAAAGATAACAAACCGGTTTCATCTTCCATTCTTTGAATCAGTTGCGTATCTTTAAGGTTATAATCAAGGTACAGTTGTGGATTTTGTTCGTATAATGCAGTCAAGTTACCGTATTCAGAATAATCCAATTTCTTTTCACCAAGAACCACGTGGGCAATGTGATCAAGTTTATAGGATTCTTGAGGACCGTATTTGTATCCGAATTTTTTGAATGCGTCCATATAGTCGATGACTGCAACACCGCTAATTTTGTATGTCGTTTGCGGTTTGCCGAAAAACTCTCGAACCTGTTTTTGAATTGACCGCCAAGGAGACAATTCGTTTGCTTTTGTTTCGCCACAAAGACGAAGGATTCGAGTAACGATATATGAAATGTCAAAAAATTCAACGTTCCATCCTGTTACGATATCAGGATAACCGCCTTGTTTCCAAAGATCAACAAAATATCTAAGTAATTGTACTTCGGTATCAAACTTAATGAATTTGATATCTTCAGGGTCAATATTTGTAATCGTTTTTGTTTTGTCGTAATCTTTACGGCCAAGGAGGTAATATGTGTTAGACTTCGAGGACTTATACGCGATTGACGTAATTTCTTTATCAGCCGTTTCGATATCGGCGTATCCGTCGCTGATGTCAACCTCAATATCAAACGAAGCAATGTTAATTAGATCAGGATCAAATTCAATGTTGCCTGGATAATTATGTTGAATGAATTGAGATACGTAATTGGTGGTACCGTATATTTTAAAGTTACCGACGTCTCCATATTGTTCGATGAATTCTTTTGCTTCGCGCATTGAATCGAACGTATGCTTTGATAAGTTTCGATTATCAAGCAGAGAACGGTATTCATTTGTAGATTTTGGTGTATGGTAATACAAGGAAGGTTTGAACTTTACCTTTTCATTAAAAGGCCGGCCATTCTTGTAACCTCGCCAAAGGATATTGTTGCCGAACCGTTCGACTGACGTATAAAATGTTTGCTTGTTATTCATGGTGCCATTATACCATAATTAAAGGAGGATGTCAATAGACTATGCAGCAATCTCGCTGAAGTTTTTGACTTTTTCAAATTTAATGTGTCCTGCGAATTTTTCAGCAAACTGATCTCCTCTGTGACTGATAACAAAAATGTTATCGTTTGTATTTAAACCGTGCAACGTTTCAATTAAATGTTCGATGCCTAGACCATCAAGAGCGCCGTCAAGAGTTTCATCAAGAATCAAAAGATTGGTTGAAACTGAATTGCGCAATTTTGCAACTGATCGCCAAGCTAACATAATTGATAATGTGATACGCAATTTTTCTCCTTCAGAGAATGAAGAATAAGAAAAGGTATCTCGAAACCTTGATTTAATAACTTCGTCAAAGTTTTCGTCTAATTGAAAATCAACAAACAGATCAAAGGCAGCAAGATACTTATTAATCAGCTTGTTCATAACAGGTATATATTGTTTAATAATTCTGCTCTTAATACCGCCGTCTTTAAGGATAGTGTTTACAACTCCAAGTACTTCATATTCATCTAATAATGTTGCCCGTTCATTTTTCAATAATTTGACTTTCTTGGTATATTCTTCAACAGTCGAAGTGTCGACTTCATCAACTTCTCGCTGAGCGTTATCAAGTTCGGTCTTATGACTAATTAATGCATTCTTGTGCATTTTAATTTCCGCGCGGATTTCTCCAATCTCAAAATTTTTGTTTTGAATTTGGTCTTCCGTTTCAGATATTTCATCAAGTCTTGATTGATATTGTTCAATCGTTTTTCCGATTTCAACAAGACCAGTTTCAATTTCTTCCTTCCTGGTTTGTTTCTCATTGATTACTTTTTCTTTAAAGTCGTGTTCGATATTTTGTTGGCAGGTAGGACAATTATCATTATCGTGATAAAAGCTTAAATCCTTTTCAAAGTTGCGTCGATTGATTTCAAGATCTTGCCTTAAAGAAGATGCTTTATCGTGTTTACTTCGAACAGATTTCTTATCTTCAATTAAAACATATAAGTCTTTTATTTCGTTTTCAATCGCAGCAATTCTTTCTTGATTATCTTCAACTTCTTTAATTATATCAGACATACGTTGACGAATCTTTTCAACCTCAGTTTCTTTGATAGCAAGAATCTTTTTATTATTATCCTCAACTAATAATAAGTTTGATTCTGCCAGGGAAATGTGGTGATCATTGTCGTTAATTAAAGACTTATTCTCGGAGATTTGTTCTTTGGCAAGCAATCCCATTGTGCTGAATACTTGTATGTCTAGAAGGTCTTCAATGATCTCTCGCCGCTGATACGCAGGTAACTCCATAAATGGAACATAAGTTGCGCTACCCAATACAATGATTTGATTGAACGCCTTGTAATTAATACCAAGAATATTTGTTTCAAGATAGGACTGATAATCTCTAGCAGCAGAATCCTGATTTAATAATTGTCCGTCTTTGATAATTTCAAACACTGTAGGTTTAATACCACGACGAATTAAATATTCGGAACCACCAACAGAAAATTCAATTTCAACTAATAATGCTTTACTATTAATCGAATTGAGTAATTGCGGCTTGTTGATTTTACGAAACGGTTTACCGTACAAACCAAAAACAATTGCATCAAGCAACGTCGATTTTCCGCTGCCGTTTGATCCACTAATCAATGTGGTCGGTTGATCGTTAAGTTCAATTGTTGTGAATGAATTACCAGTTGATAGTATGTTTTTATATTTAACTCTTTTAAAGTCTATTCTCATATTATAAACTCAATGCCTCCTGATATAACGCGTCGATAGTATTCTTGATCTTTCCTTTATCAATATTAGTATCTAGCGAATCAATATAGCTGTGTAGGATTTCCTTGGTGTCTTTAGTCTCATCGAGAATATCATCAACACCTGCAGATTCAAGGTTAAGGGCATCGTCGATTGCTTTGATGTCGGCCGCGCCTTCATCGTTTAATCGATTCATAAACATATCATAGATATATGCGTTAGTTCTATTTTTTACGATAACCTTAATATATGTATTCTTTAGATCACTAGTGTTATAATTAACTACGTCATCGACCGTCATATCTTCATCATCATAATCAATTTTGAAAAACATTCTGAATGGGTTTTCAATTTTAATCATTTCTCGTGTTTCAGTATCAAATACGTGAAATCCTCGACTGCCTTTATAATCTGACCATGTCATTTCATACGGCGCACCAAGATATTCGATATTCCCATAACGCGACGGATGATGGAAATGACCAGAGTATACGTTTTCAAAATGAGAAAAAACACCTTTATCAACTCCGTGAGAACACACCTGACCTTTCATCATTTCCATACCTTGAACTTCAAGATGCCCCATTACAACATCGGCATTTGAATTTTTAATAATATCAAAGTTAGTTTCTGAGTTTTGTTTATTGATCCAAGGCAGCATCAAAAATTTAGTTGATCCTAGTTGCAATTCAACTGCGTTTTCTTCGTATAAATGAAAATTAGGATATTCTTTCAAAAGCAGCTTCATTGAATTAACGCCGTTCGTATTTGTGTAATACGTATCGTGGTTGCCAATTAATGCATGAAAATCAATATCTCGTTGAGCCAATTGGTCAAACAAAAAATGCTTACCGCGTTGAAGACTAACATAATTAATATACTTTCGGCGATCAAAAGTATCACCTAAATCAAAAACAGTATTAATTCCATGTTCATCTAAATATGGAAAAAATACCTCCAAGAAAAACTTTTCTTGAAAATCCGCAAAAATTTGGCTATCACCGCGTGCGCCAATGTGTATGTCGGTTACAATTGCAATTTTCATTCTTTAACCTTTTTACTTTTAGGCATTGACTTTTCTTCAAAGTCTCGAATGAATTCGCTAATGTATTCAGGCGGTTCGTTTAATTGAATCGATGTGTCGCTTGAATCATACAAATCTAATTCAGTTAACAAATTTTGAGATGCTTTAAATTTAATATACATCTGCTTCTTTTCTTTACCAATCCGCCGCAAGAATGCAAACCAAATAATTTGTGTAAAATAAGCAAATGGATTGTTTGATTTTTCAGGATCAAAGTTGCGAATATATTGAAGGCAATTTTCAATTCCGTCTGATATCATATCTTCTTTATATGAATAACCGTAAAAGTTTGGTCTAGTTGCAAGTCGAGTTGCAATCAATACAATACACTCGCCGATATAATTTGGAACTCTAGGTACTGGATCTCCAACATTTTCTGCTTCCAAACATGCGTTTCGATATTCTGTTAAAGAAGCAAGAAGATCTTTGTTATTAACATAGTTATTACGTTTTCTGGCCATAGTATTACCTCTAAAAAAATCAAAGTCTATTTTAACAAATTATCTTATACATGTCAATCTAAAAAAAAGTAGTTGACATTTGTTTATTTTTGGTGTATAATCTATCTGTCAGTTAAGGATATTATTGTCAATTAAAAATCAACGTTATAAATTTTGAATGGAAATTGTTCTGTTGAGTAGATCTCAACTCTCTTTTTAAAATGTTGAAGAGTATAATTAGTATAAGAACCAATACTCAAATCATCCGCAATATCATATAAGACTGCAGAAGTAGAATCATCAGCCTTACGTAAGGTCCTACCGATTGATTGAAGAACTTTGATTTCTGATTTTGAACCAGAAGCAAATATCACATTGTCCAATCTTTTCAGATTAACTCCAGTAGAAAAAACGCCATAAGACGCAAGAATATCATGTTGTTTAATAGGATCGTTTTCTACAAGATTACGAATGTGTTCGCGTTCATCGCCTTTTGTTCCGCCGTAAATAAAATGTAAGGTTCTACCTTCTTTGCGGAGCAAAGGCTCTAATACCTTTCCATGTTTTTCAACAAGATCAAACAATACAAGATTGTTTTGGCCTTCGAGAGACCACAATAGGTTACGTATAAACATATTGCGCTTTTCATTATTAATTAAGAATTCTCGTTCAGCCGGGTATTTCTTTTGCGTTTCTTTAACTTGTTTCATTGCATCTTTAAATTGTTTTCGCATTTCATTTGAATAAGACAATACGATTCCTTTTACTTTAAAGTCTGCTACAGTACCTTCGTCCATTAACTGTTTAGTGTTGATTACACGTTTAACTTGACCAAAACAACCTTCAAGGACAAGCCGATGAGTTTTTGATTCTGAGGATTTTAATGTACCTGTGAATCCATGGCGGTATTCGCAATCAGTCAATTTTTCCATAATCGTTGTTAGAGACTTAGCTTGAAATAAATGCGCTTCGTCTCCAAGAACAACCCCAAATTGTTGAAACCAATCTTTAGGTTGTTTTACTAGTGATTGCCAAGTACTAATAACAATAGGCGCCTTTGTGTTTTTATCGACACCGCCTTTTATTGTATAAATTAACTCAGAATCGCAACCGTAATCAACAAAATCACCAGCCATTTGATGGACCAAACCAATTGTAGGTACGACAATTAAAGTTCGATGACCAAACGTTTGATAATAATGTTGCTGTAGTAAATAAATGATTAAGGATTTGCCGGATGAAGTTGGCGACAAAGATAAAGACCGCCTTTTTGAAATTGAATTAGTAATGTATTCTAATTGATAGTCTCGCGGAGTATATTTGCATTTAATAGATTCAGCAAGCTCCAAAACATATTCGTTAGTGCAAGTATCATCTTGCGGATATTCATCAGGAAGATTGAGGATATAATCTCTAGCAGCACAGAATTCTTTAAGGTGAGGTAATAACCCAACATAAAGAAATGGTTTAAACGGGGAAAAGAGACGAATGATTCCGTCCCAAACACGCATCTTATACTTTGGAGAAAACTGATATCCTTCTGGCCTAAAAGAAAAGTGTTCAGAAATTTCTTGCAGGATTCCGGGATCAGTTTTAACCCTAGCATGGACCGCATTAATATATTCAATGTTAACTATATCACTCATATACCATATTTATTGTCCGGATCCACTTCTTCAACGTGAATAGGAAACATGAAATAATGTTCAACATCGGCCGAATCCCAATTATTATCAAAGAACCAACTTACTCCTTCTTCTTCAAGAAGCTCATAAAGATCGGCTTCTTCTTCTTTATCAGCAAAGCCAAACAAATAATGACCTTCACCACAACCATCGTATGCATCGACAAATTCATTTTCTTCAAATTCATCGGGTTGCATTTCTCCGGTTAATCTTTCCATATAATCTGTCAAAAGAGCTTGATCGTCTTCATCTTTGATTGTTACTATCCAAGTACCAGATCTCCACAACGTTTCGACCAATGCTCGTTCTTCTCTGTTTTCGTTATTAACAAACCATTCCTTTTCAACATATGACTTTTTGTATGAAGGTCTTATACGATATTCTTTTCCGATTTCAATTTTCACTAGTAATCTCCATGTTGAAATTTAAGTACGTCAATCATATTTTTGATAACGAAATTTCTTGAATGAATTGTTTTGATAATGTCTTCTAAGAAATTCGCTCGAGCCGCGTGATAATCAATTTTTAAACTAATATTGATAATGTCGCTATCGGCCTGAATATAACGATCAACATCACTACGCAATACCTTTAATTGAAAAGGTTTCCATCCACGTTCTTTTAATGTCTCTTCGTCCATAGATCCGTCATAATATTCTCGCTTTAACATTTCGAGTTCTTTATAATCGGCTTTAAGTTTTTTGACACGCAAAACTTCTTTAAAATACAAGTTATAATATTTGCTATGAAGCTCTGGGATTTTTTTCGATTCGCTAATTAAATTCGTTTCATCAATTGGCGCATCTTTAGACCACAATTCACTGATGTCTTCAGTGCTCATACAGATATCCTAGGAACAAAATTCCATTATATCACAATATTGAACAAATGTCAATGGTTAAGGTTCAACCCTTTCAACTGTAAATCCGTTATACGCAAATCCTGCTGTACAAGTAACATATTGAATATCTTCTGTTGCGATGTTCAAATCAATTGTTCCAATTGACGTTGGGAAACAATCTTTAAAAAGAAAACGAACATTTGGATTTTTATGACTATTTCTAATTATGACTGTAATGTCTGAAAGAAAAGAATCGTTTTCTCTAATAAATCTTTGATATTGATCTCCTCTTATTTCAGGCGCGCCCATACCTTCTAACCAATTTAATACCTCAGTATAATTTTTCATGTTTTCATCGACTATAAATTGAAACTGTAACGGCGAATATACTAAAGTATCTGGAATGTTATATAATCTTTTAAGAGGGCTAACTACTTCTGCAGCTTGTGATGAGATGTCAGGAATTGCAATTTGTTGAGTAAAAAATTCAAGCTCAGGAAATTTTGCAATTGAAACATCGAACGATGCTGGAGATAAATAATTTGTAATTTGTGACATTGTTATTAAACCAAAATTAGTTTAGATTATTTATTATGACCGCACTAAAACAAGAAATGAGTTTTCGCGGATTAACCGCAAAAGAAGTTCATGAAATTAATTGGAAGTATTTCATCGAACATACTTATGAACAATGGTATTCCCCAAAACCTGAAGACATCGTAGTCGACCTTGGCGCAAAAATTGGGGCGTTTGGCGCCTTAGCATTAGACAACGGCGCAGACGAATTGTACATGGTCGAAACAAACAAAGAAATGTTAAAGACCGCATGGTATAACATTTCAAATTATTTAATCGATCGCACAGACAAAAAAATACAATTAAGCTCTGAACATATTGGTCGTGAGATCTCATTTAAAGATTGGTTAAAAAAATACGAAATAGATTTCATCGATTATTTAAAGATTGAACCTAGGTATGGTTTTGAATACGCTATATGTACAAAGGAATATCTTGACTTTTGTAAAAATAATGTAAGACATATTGCAGTAACCTTCGATCTTTCAACAAAAAGAAATATTGAAAGATTTGAAAAATCGAGAGAAGAATTTGTTCGAGCTGGATGGTGGCAACAACACGATCGCAACTGGAACGACTTAATGCATCAACAATGCCGATACCTAAACGACGTTGGTGCGGGCGTTATATGGAGATCATTAGATCTTCGAGAGTTTGCGATCAACAATAAAGTACTTACCTTGTATTTGACAAACTATTAAAGATTCTCAATATCTGAAATAAACTGATCCTTAGGGCTAGTCTTTTCCCAAAACGACAATTTCTTTTTGGCATCAGTGATTGCCTTTTTGAAGGTAGCAGGTTCTGTTTTTAACAACGAAGCAATCGGCAAAGACAACAACTTACTTACTTCTTTTGATTCGCATTTTGTTGCTTTTACTGTTGCTGTAATCAAATCCTTACGATTCATATTCATAATATCAATTTCGCCAGATCGTATTGCCTCAATAAACAATAAACGAATATTTAACCACCTAACTTCATTTTGATGAATTCCAATTTGCTTTTCGATACGTTTGTTTAAAAACCCTACTCTCCACAAACAAAAATCAGCAATCAATTCTTTTTCGTTTTTGTATTCTCTTAACTTTCCATTGAAATCGATAACCGTTAAGTTTTCAGTTATCGGTTTTGACAACTTAAATTTTGAAACAATTTTGGCGTTGTTCCATTTTGCGGACGTTGCTTGTTTTAGTTTGACTTCAAACTTGAAACCATTTTTGTCGCAAAGATCGTCATACCCAACGATATCGCCATCATCTTCTAATGCATCGAGAATTTTAATATAAGATTCTCTATCGTAACCGTATGGCACTTCAGTAATCGTTAATGCGGTTTTACCTTTCTTTGTAAAGGTTCCTTCGATGTGATACTTATTATCCGTTTCAAGATCCTTACGTACAGTGCCTGCAAACTCAGGAAATTTAATTTTGATTTCAGATTTAATTTTACCCGTTGTAAGATATTCAGTACAGGCTTTAATTAAATCTGCAGGATCCCTGGGAAGGATATTAGTGGCAAAACCAGTAGCAATACCTTTTGTTCCGTTGACAAGTACAAGAGGGATGATTGGCACATAAAAAGCAGGTGGTTCATGTTCTGGGTCCTCGTGTTGTGGCGACAAATCCGTGTCTGTAATATATCTATCAAAATTTTCAGATAACTTGGTGTATACGTATCGAGGCGCACCTGCTTCTTGAATAAGTCGAGTACCAAAAGATCCGCGTCCTTCGATTAAACAGATATTGTTATTCCATTCAGCGGCCATCAATTGGCCAGCGCCTGCGGCGGAAGATTCTCCGTGGTTATAACCATAGTCTGATATGACACCAGAAACAGCCGAAACCTTTTTGAACTCCTTTTTGGTATTTACTATTGACGAATACAGATAAAACCTTTGAACAGGCTTTAAACCGTCGATCATATTTGGTATTGCTCGGGATTCGACAGTATACATCGCAAAGTCGAGCCATTCGTTTTTCGCAACTTCAGATATGGGGTATTCTTTAATATTATCGTCGCCCATAAACATAGTCAAATTACTCATACATAAATTCCTTTCTTAAATCGGAGTTTTTGCCAAACATCATTTCAAAATATTTTACATCGTCAACTGTAACAACGTCATATACTGGGTCATTGATAATTCGATCGTATTCATCTTCGCGTAAAGAACCTAGACCTTTGATATATCTATGCTTGCCATCTACTGATTGTCTTTTCCGTTCGTTTGCTTCTTCATAAGTATACGACCAAGTTGACCAAGATTCATCTCCTTTCATCCCACCTTTAATCCCGCCTTCAGTAATCATAATAGGAGTTCTAGTAATCATTACTCGACGTTCCTCTAATAACCTTGGCCAAAATTTATAAAAGAAAGCAATCAACAATGGACTGATATGACCGATACCATCATGGTCTGCATCTGTAAGTGTCGCGATTCGTCCGTATGTCATATCATCGACACTGTCAGGGTTGTTTATATCCAAACCTAGTACCGCAACCAATTCGCTCAATTCTTTGTTTTTAAGTACCTCTGCAGGTTTCATATCCCAGGTATTCATAATAACACCTCGAAGAGGAAACGCGCCGACTTTATCAGGATCTCTAACCTTTAACAAAAAGCCCATTGCCGAATCACCTTCGACAATTTTCAATGTTGCATCATCTCGATTTGCGGCGATGTGTTTTGCAACCTTTACTTTACGCAATTTTTTCTGGGCTAACGTTGCGGCTCTTTTGTCTGCAGCAAGTTTCTTTGCAAGTTGAGCCTCAATAATAGGATCAATAATTGCAGGAGTTGACATTATCTTTTTTGCAATCGTTTGAAAATCTCGAACTTCTGCCGATTCGAAATGTTCCTTGATGTTTCCCATTGGGTTTGTCAAACGTTCTTTAGTTTGACTGTCGAATTTTGGGTTTGTAAAGTTCCGAGCAAATTTCACAAACGTCAAGCCACCTTTTATTGTAGTTTTTGCAACTTCAATTTTATGACGGCGTTTAATCATTGTAACCAATTCGTCAACGACTCCGTTTACGATATAGTCAACATAATTGCCGCCTTGCCTTGTATTAACACCATTCACAAAACTATTTGATCTAAAACCGTCGTCTGAATAAGTAAAGAAAAACGAAAGATTATCTGACTTATCAATAATACAAGACTCGTTAAATAATGCAGCATATTTTTTAAGATCAGAAATTTTTACGCGTTTTTTATTAAAGGAAAAGGCAATCTCAGGAAACGCCATCTGCAAACTTATCAACCGATCTTCAATAAGTTCAACGGTGTCAAGCTCATCGAGGCTGTTAACTTCGAACAAATCAAAGTCAGGAACAAACGATACTTCAGATCCTGAACCCGATTTATCTCCGATCTTTATATCAATTGTTTCGGCGCCGTCTTTACAGCATACAGTTATCAGTTTTCCGTTCGACCAAGTCTTACCAACGAACTTTTTTGATAAGAAGTTAGTTGCAGCGGATCCAACTCCGTTGGTTCCAATCGTTACTCGGTTATCATCAAATGATGTACCTGCGTTAACTCTCGTCCAGGCCGCAACAGGAGTCAAAATATTTTCTCCTGACGTTTCGTCGAAAACCGTATTTTGTGGAATGCCACGACCGTTATCAATAACAGTAACTTTATCGCCATCAATTGATACATTAATTTTGTTAGCTTGTTTGAATCCGGTACGAATTGCCTCGTCTATAGAATTGTCAAGTATTTCATCGACCATTTTTGATAACGCTGGTACGTATGTTGCTTTTTTCCATTGTCCTAGAACAAATCGTTCAATGTCCTCCTGGGAACTGGATCCCATATACATTCCAATTCGTTCGCGGACGTGTTGCCGCGCTGTCAATATGCGAAATTGTTCACTCATAGGTTTTTGTCATCTCCAACTTAGTTTGCCATTCTACAACATAATTTATACAATGTCAACAAATATTTGTGAAAAAAAGTGAAAAAAAAGTGAAAAAAATGGTTGACATACGGTTTGAACTAGGATAGAATGGTACTCGAAATGACAAATTTAGGCATATATTAGGAAAATCAAATATATCAAAACTGAATATGGATATAACAAAAAGTTCTAAAAATTGTGAAAAAAACTTAAATTTTTTGTTGACAACACGGTTCAAATCGGATAGAATAGTAACATCAATTAAACAAATTGACAAGGAAATCAAAAAATGACAAAGTTTCAGATGTTAGTTGAATTGGATCGTATGCTGATGGAAAGGCTCGGTCAAAAAGAACGGATTCTTCAAAGAGGCAGCGTTGATTACGACGATGATTGGACCGATGGGTACATCGACGGATTGGAGTATGCAATGGCATGTATCTCAGATATGAAGGAGGAAGTGTAACAATGAACTTTGGAACTGGAACTTGGGTTGATGTCAATATGACTAGTCTTTGTGGCTATGTCGAAACATCATATGATCGAATTGTTGAAGTTTTTGGTGAACCTACTTATCTCGGTTCAGGCGACGACAAGGTCGACTTTGAGTGGAATATTAAATTTGACGATGGTGTTGTTGCAACCATTTATAATTGGAAAGATTATGACGGTGGTTGGAAGGCAATGCTAACTGACAATTATTGTTGGCACATTGGTGGACGTAATTCTATTGCAGTCTCCAATGTTCTTGAAGTTTTGGATGTATAAGGAAAAATCATGGCTCGTAAAATGAAAGATGTCTACGAAGAAGATAGTATCGAAGCAATGGAGCGCGAACTACTTCTTGAAAAGAAAAGAGAAGAACGCGCATTGCGTCGTTTGACTAAAGCTAGTGAAAAGGACTTTGCGCCTTTCCTCGAAGATGAAAAATATACTGCGTATCAAAGCATCGACGATATCAATGGATCTTTTAACGGCCGTTGGTAAATGGATTGGAGTTTTGTTATTGCATTGCTCATTGTGATCGCATTTTTTGTGGTTTCAATCAGCTTGCTTACAAAGGTATTCAGTTTTCTTTGGAACAACGCAGCTGCTGTTATCGTTGCAATACTTGTCTTGTTATTTTTTGGAGGTAGTTGATGTCTATGATCGTTGTCTGTGGACCTAATTACGGTAAAGTACCTGTTGATCTGCAAAAATACATTACTCAAGCTGTTCATTCTTATGCTCAGCAACTTAAGATAAATAAATTTAAGTATACATTGTATGTTCACGTGCATAACAAAACTCTTCTTGATAGAGAAGACGGAATAGAAGGTGAGATTGAACCACAGGGTGATAGAAAATTCCGCATTGACATTTGTCTGTTTGGCAATTGGCTAACAACTCTTGCTCACGAGATGGTCCATCTAAAACAATACCTTCGCAAAGAAATTGATTGGAATCTTTCCGCGTGGAAAGGTAAAGATTATGATAATTCCGATTATTGGAATGCACCTTGGGAAATTGAGGCAAGGAAATTTCAAACCAAACTGTTTAATACATTTATAGAACAAGAGCCGCTATAGCTCAGCAGGTAGAGCAACTGATTTGTAATCAGTAGGTCCCGAGTTCGATTCTTGGTGGCGGCACCAATTTAGGAGCAACCGTGAAAGTAGAAGATAAGACTTCAATATACGATCAACTTAGAATTCAGATTGTAGAATTGAAAAAAGATAACGATGCTTTAAGATCAGATAATGAAGTCTTAAAAAGAGCGCTATCTGAAGAAGTTGCTGAAAAATATAGAGCCTACGAAAGGTTGGCTCGAATAAGTTAATTCCCTGTTAGCTCAGTTGGTAGAGCAAATGACTGTTAATCATTGGGTCCGTGGTTCGAGCCCACGACAGGGAGCCAATTAGGAGTTCAACTATGTGGAACTATAGGGTTGTTAAAAAAAGTATTGTAGACGATTTCGATGATGAGATTTATGCAGTGCATGAAGTCTTTTACGATGATGACGGCAATCCTGTTGGCTGTACAGAAAAATCTGTTCGCATAGGTGAATATAGTTTAAAGTCTTTGTCTGAGACAATTGACTTAATGAAGCAGGCTTTAGATAAACCTGTGTTAGATTACAAAGACTTTGAACGACTCGAGGAGTGATCTCCGCTGACTCTGAGAGCGGGGTGAGGAAGGGCTGGCAGGCCCCAACTAATACACAACAACGCGTTCGGGTAGCTCCCGCTAAACGAAGTCTGCCATTTAATATAATATTGGAAGGGTGGGTGAGTGGTTAAAACCATCAGACTGTAAATCTGACGCGAGAGCTACGTTGGTTCGAATCCAACCCCTTCCACCAAATTAATAAAGGTTTAAAATGAAAGTTGAAATTGATCTTGATATGAGTGTCGATATAGAACCTCGCGGTCTTAGTCAGACTCTATATGTCAGCGATTCTTGTGAGCCGGCCTTTGAAGTTAATGAATCCTGGGAAGACCTTGTCAAACGTACTATGGAATATTATATCCTTCCCGGTAACGAACTTATGCGTTCAGATGATTTGGAATCATTAAAAGACATGGTTATTGGATTGGAATACGGCGTCAGTTTGTTTAAAGAAAAGATTCGGTATTACGAAGAAAAAAATAAGTTAAGGTCTGGTAGTTCAGTTGGTTAGAATAACGGCCTGTCACGCCGTAGGTCACGGGTTCGAGTCCCGTCCAGATCGCCAAGCGGGTGTAGCTCAGCTGGTAGAGCGCAACCTTGCCAAGGTTGAGGTCACGAGTTCGAACCTCGTTACCCGCTCCATTTTCAAGAAGAGGAATAGCTATGAAAGATTGGGTTCAGCTAATTATTTTAATCATCGCAACTTTGATTGCGTTTGGATTAGCAGGTTGGTATGTCTTTTATATTTGGAGCGACTGCCTTGCTGAAAATTCATTTTTAACTTGTATGAAGATGTTAAGATAATTAACGGGCTGTAGCGCAGTCTGGTAGCGCTCCTGGTTTGGGACCAGGCGGTCGGGGGTTCAAATCCCTCCAGCCCGACCAATTTGAGAAATTAAAATGAATGAAACAGAACAAGTTGTAAACCAATTATTGAGAAGAGAACTTTCAGTGTTTCAATTGAGCGATGATAGGTTACGTAAGTCAATGATTTTTTTACTTCAAAAAGTTAGAGAAGGTCAACGAAGATGATTATGAAAGCTAACACTTCCATTAAACTCGAATGTGATTGGAATGGTAACTTTAAACTCATTGATGCTAACGGGATTGTATGGCATTACAAACGTGATCAATGGGATAAGTGTTCAAAACATATGTGGAATTTGGTTAAACCCGCGACCGGGGATCCAAAATGACTATCGATGTTTTCTTAGAAGGTTTGGGGATTGCTTGGTTTATGCTGGTTGGTATTTGTGGATGTCTATACCCATTCTTAATAGAAAAAGAAAAGCATCAACCTTTTCGCAAATCCGACGATATGTTTTGTGATGGCGATAATACATAATGGAAATATTTCCTATAAATAACATTGTGCAATTTCCAAAACCTAACAATGATTATACGGTAACAAAAATTAGAGAGTACTCTGAAATCCGTATAACATATACGTATGAATTGTACAGCGCAAACGGAAACATTGAAAGATACACCGTCAATAATGTTAATGCGATTGATTACATGATTTAAATTGTCCGTTTAGTTTAGGTGGCCTAGAACGTCACGTTCTCAGCGTGGAAACAGGGGTTCGAATCCCTTAACGGACACCAATTTTTATAAATAGTTTTTTTAAACATTTATCTGGAGAACAAACATGTCGGTGGAATCCATCGTTAAAGCTGCGGTCGAAGGCAATCCTTTAGAAGTTAAAGCCGCCTTTGAAGAAGAAATCGCTCAAAGAATTACAAAAGCAATTGAAGAAAAAGTTTCTCGTCAAGAAGGCAAGGAAGACGGCGAAGAATCGTGCCCTGATTGTCACGGCAAAGGCTGCGATGAAGATGGCGCAGAATGTGGTACTTGTGCCGGCGAAGGAAAGGTTGTAAAAGCAGACGGAAGCTCGAGCAGTAAAAAGGATAAGGATTCTGCCTCTCCTTCAAAAGAAGAACCGTCAAATGATATGAGTGCTGCAGCGCAATAAAAAGGTTATAACCTTTAATTTTTTATTATGTTGAAACGTGAAGATCTTATAAAAATTGGCGACCCTTTACACTCTTTGACTGGAATAGAATTAGGAGTCGCCGAAGGCACTTTCAGTTATCGTGTTTTATCGACTTGTAATATAAAACATTGGTACGGTGTCGATATGTGGGCCGGTGACCGAGGCCATGACGTCATTCAATATAAATCTGCAATAAAACGACTGCAACCCTTTAGAGAAAACTCTTCATTATTAAAAATGAAATTTTCTGAAGCTGTCGATCTTTTCCCAAACGAATATTTTGATGTTGTGTATATAGATGGTTATGCACATACTGGTCAGGATAGCGGACAAACACTAGATGATTGGTGGCCTAAAGTAAAGAAAGGCGGTTTATTTTCTGGTGACGATTATTCAATGAAGTGGCCGTTAAACGTTGCGGTAGTAAACGGTTTTTTTGAAAAACACAATTTAGAATTAAACATATTTGAATTTGATAACAGCGAAAGAGATCCTTGGTCGTTATCTCCTTCTTGGTATACTATTAAATGATTGCTCTTTTAACACCAACAAGACAAAGACATTTAAAAAGAAAACGTTTTCATGATTCCGTTATTGATTTGGCAGATCGCAAAGAAAACATTTTTTGTTATTATTATATAGATAACGACGATCCCGAAATCTCAAATTATTCATCTCAAGAATTGTATAACGCCATAGACATAGTTGGCGAACCGATTTCAGTATCAAAAAGTTGGAATGTTTTAGCTGAAAAAGCAATCGCTGACGGCGCAGAAATATTAATAATGGGTAACGATGATTTGATATATCTTTCAAGCGGATGGGATACTGAACTTCAAGAAAGCATATCGATTTTTAAAGATAAAATTTACTGTGCATGGTTCGAAGATAAAATTAATGGTAGTAAACATTGCGCCTTTCCAATTGTTTCAAAAGAATGGTACAATTGCTTAGGATACTTTACGCCTGGTGTTTTTAATTTTGGGTATAATGATACTTGGGTTTTTGACATTGCGAAAAAAATTAATCGATGTCATTTCATTCCTACGGTACAAACAGAACATAAACATTTTGTTGTAAATAAATCTGATTACGACCAAACCTATGCAAGGAATAGAACACAAGAAAGAGGCAATCTATATCATAAAGATCAGATTATATTTAATGATACTGAAAATGTTAGATTAAAAGATGCAAAAAAATTGAAGGAACTGATATGGGAGGATTAGCTCATAGCGCTATAAATCAATATAAAGAATACATAGGAAAAGGAGTTGCGGTTGAAGTTGGTTGTAGCGTGCCAAGCAGCATCTCTAGCAGTCAATGGTTTGGCGAATATTTCAATAAAGAAAAAATTGAATATCATGGATACGATATTGAAGAAAACGTAATTTCTCAACTTCAAAAATATTTTTCTAATCACGACTATGTAAACTTTCATACCAAAAATTGGAAGGATGGGTTTTTAGAATTAACATCCCCAATTGCGTTTGCCCATTTAGACGCATTTGATTATATACCTCCAGGTATGGAAGATAGCGCGATGATTCAACGACAGACTCCTCAATATAAAGCTAGAGGAATGGAACTTACAAATGAAAACTCAGAAAATTTTCATTTGGAATTGGCGCAGTGGGTACATGAAAGGTCTTCTGAAAAATGCTTATTGTTGTTTGATGATACATATAAAATAGAAGAAACTAAAACTTTTGCTAGATTGATTCAAAAAGGTAAAGCAAAAGGACATACATATAATAATGGGTGGTTTGGGAAAGGAAGAACTGCAGTTCCTTGGTTGGAAAGTCAAGGATGGAAATTGTTACCTAAGATCGATTGGCCTAGAGATGATTGGGCTATAATGGCTAGATCATAATAGAAAACGGTGAAAGAATGAAAGTAGGATTTATAGGATTAGGTAACTTAGGAAAAGACGCGGCTGAAGTAATTTCGCAGCATTACGACCTAGAAGGTTTTGATATTAAAGAAATTGACACGACTGTTATTCAAAAAGATTTGGATACAGTATGTAAAGACAAAGAAATTATTTTTATAGCAGTTCCAACACCTCACGATCCTTTGTATGATGGGAAAGAACCTACAAGCCACTTACCTCCTAAAGATTTTAATTATGAAATTGCAAAAGAAGTAATACAGCAGGTTGATTCCAAAGTTAATTCAAACACTTTAATAGTATTAATTTCAACTGTTTTACCTGGGACGGTTAGAAAAGAAATAGTACCGCTAGTAAAAAATGGAAGATTCATATATAATCCATATCTTATTTCCCAGGGCTCTGTTAAATGGGATATGGTCAATCCTGAAATGATTATAATTGGAACCGACGATGGAGACACGACGTCTGACGCAAAAATATTGTCTGATTTTTATAAAAAATTTATTAAGAAAGATACAAGGTATGTTATAGGTACTTGGGAAGAAGCTGAAAGTATAAAGATTTTTTACAATACGTTTATTTCTGCTAAACTTGCATTAGTAAATATGATTCAAGACGTTGCACAAAATGTCGGTAATATAAATGTTGATATTGTTACTGATGCGTTAAAGAATTCGACGAAAAGAATTATGGGTCCTTCTTATATGTCGGCAGGATTAGGAGATGGCGGTGGCTGTCATCCTAGAGATAATATAGCTCTTAGTAGTATAGTAGAAAAATATAATTTAGGTTATGATTTGTTTCAAAGCATTATGTATGCTAGAGAAATACAATCAAAAAACTTGGCAAATTTTTTAACAAGTTTTGGCAATCCTATTGTTATTGTCGGTAAAGCTTTTAAACCTGGGATAGACCAAACTCACGGATCGCCTGCATTGTTGGTCGCTTATTATTGTGAAGAAGCTGGTTTTAAAGTTTTTTATGATGAATATCCTGAAGACTTAGGACCGTTAACTTTTATGCTCCATGATTATGAAATGTTTATGGGTATGAAACCTCCTAAGGACAGTATAATCGTAGATGTTTTTCGATCCTTAAAACATTCTGTCCCGGGATCAAAAATAATAAGATATGGAAATACACGAAGCAAATAAATAATTTTTTTGAGGAGATTTGTTATGGTACAGACTGAATTGAATATCCCTGTTAAATTGGATCCTCCATACAATGGGCAATTCTTTTGTTTTATTCGTCAAGGTTTTTATGCTTGGCCAGAATATATTAATTTTTATAAGAGTAAAAGACTATGAGCATAGTGAAAGATTTTAAATGGAACGGTCAAAAAGTAAAAGGTACCGTTGAGGCTGAATACAAAAGTTCAAAGGGTAAAAGATATTTTATCAAATTAGCAAAAGTACCAGCCGATCTTAAAGGTCAATCAACAAGAGAAGGACATCCTTGGCCAACCGTAGGATCGGTTGTATTAGCAGACACAGAATAGGAATTCCTTTATGGAAATGGAACGTATCTACAAGGTTATATATCGTCATTGGAAAGACACCGATAGACAATTAGAAATCTTTGGTGATATGCCTGAAGAATTTAATAATGATGCCAGTGATTTTGTATTTGTAAAAAGACACGATGGTCTTATTATGGATATTAGAAGAGAATCTCTTGTTTCAATAGAGCAAGTCAAGCCTGCACTATGAAGAATTCAAATGTAATAAGTTTTTGCGATTACAAACAACGCAAAATTGAAGAAGCAATTGAAAGAGAAATGGAAGCAGAGTCGGAATACATTGCGCAAATGCAAGTATTTGATGAATGGTTCAAAGGAGCTTTACGAGCGCAAGAATTTTTAGATCGACTTGAAAAAGAATTGCGTGCAATGGAAGCCGCTGAAACAGATACTATAACAATTACTATTACATCTACTGAAGAAGACGAATAACATTCCTAATGTGGGGGTGGTGTAAGTCGGTGAACACGTCGGAGTCCAACCCCGAAACTTGCGGTTCGAACCCGTATCCCCGCGCCTATATAAATAATTAATGTCTATAATTAGGAATTAATTAAAATGGTAGCATTAACAGCATCCGGTGCAATATCATTTGAAAATGCTGCAAACGATGCAGTCGGCGATTCTGCAGAAAGAGGAATTACTAATGTTTTTGGCGGTTCTCGTCCGCATTCGTTGTCAGAATATTATGGAGAAGAAGAAACATTACCAACAGGCGGGGCTGGAGATAAAGCAATCTCGATGACTGACTTTTATGGTTTAGAAGCAGTTGGATATGGTAGCTTTACTTTATCGCCGACATCAATCGATGAAGATGGGACTGTAGCAAAGTTTACTTTATACGGCAACGGTCTTGCTGCTGGAACAACTGTAGGATGGACTGCAAATGCAACTGGCGGTGTTGAATATGTTGGCGTAGGAGCGGATCTTGAAATTTCTTATACAAGTGCAACCGCTGGGTTTTCAACGTTAACTACTAATACTGGAACATTGACTATAAATGGCGATAAGTTTGAAATGTGGGTTCGAGCTAAAGCTGATAATTTAGACGATGATCAAAATCCTGAAACATTTACAGTAACTATAGATGCAACAGATAGCAATAACATTTCAACCAACTCGCCATCAAAAACTTTAAGCGTTAATGATACTAGCACTACTCCTCCAAGTATGCCATTGAGTGGAGATACTTTGTATACGTTAACAAAAGGTACAGACGGGAACGGCGATCCAATTTTATGTTATGTGTGTACTGAAGGTTCAGTAACTCCTCCAGGAACTTCTGAAAATTCAACGGCGTCAGGGCAATTTAAAGTAATAAGAACTGCAACTGGATATGAATTGCAAGGCCGTGCTTTGTATGCAGACGGTATTGTCCATTATGATGCCGTAGGAAATACAATTGTAGAATCAATGTTTGATGTTAATACCGGGTTTGGATCAGCTTCAAATTGGAGAGTATTATATAAAGGTGTTGGAGGTATACCAACTGCGGTTTCTTTGAACGGTGGACAAACTTGGACCGCTACTCCGTCAGAGGGGAATGCACTAACAATAACATTTGACGCTGTTGCTCAATACCCAGATCCTTCGGCTGAAGGAAGCACAAACACAGTAGAAGTATTAAAGGATATTGATTTATGGATTCGCACGAGTCAATACCTAGATACTCAAGTCGCAGAATTTACTGGGGCAGCTAGGGCAAGTGCTAGTTATTGGCCACTTAATATTAACATTAATGTTGGATAAATATGAATATACTTAATGCTACGAAAGAAGGTAAGATTTTAAATTTTTTTCAGTGGGAAATTGACGAAGAAGCAATGCCTCATATACAAAATGGTGATTTAGACGATCATTATTACATTGAAGGAATGGATATTTCAAACGTTGATTCGTCAACTCATTATTTTGATATTGAAGTCTTTGAATTTAAAACAAAGAAAAATTTTGAGCTTGAATTCAGTCATGACTTATCTCAAGAAATATTTCCAAGTCAAACTGTAAAAATTTCAAACATACCAATTGACGCGCCAGGTTTAACAGTATCAGCAAATGAAACCGATTATATGCAAGGCATTGGAAGTTATACTCTTAAACGCTCGGAACAAACATTGTATGTTTCTTGTATAGAGCCAGAAACCGGCGAAACGGCGTCAATCAAATT